ATCACAGATACAAGAAGAAGAAAAGCTATTAAAGACTATAATGGCAGAAGGTACAGTTCCAGGAATTATTGCAATGCTTGGTGTAAGTATTTTAGACCCTGTTGCATTAGGGGTATCAATTGCTACTGAAGGTACGGCTGCCCCATTTATTTATGGTGCAAAAGTTACAAGGCTTGGTCGTATGCTTAGAGCAGCCCTAGTGACAGGAACAACTAACGCAGCTTTAGAAGCAATATTAGTAAGTCAAAACGAAACAATGGACGTTGAAGATGTTTACTATGCGGCCATCCTAGGTGCAGGTCTTGGTGGTTTCTTTGCAAGTTTACGAAAAGGAAATGGAACAGTAACTCCGGGCGGTACAGATGAAGCGTACTTAAAAGCTTTGGATGATTTTGATAAAGAAGTAACTAAAGATGTAATAGCAGAAGAAGGTCTTAACCTTACTGAAAAAGGTACGAAAGCCATGAACACTGATGCTAACGCTACGGTTAAATCACAAATGGATTTATTTGATGATGAGCCTGTGGAAACATTCCAAGGTACAATAAGAAGTGACGGACACACAGAACACAAAGTCCGTGACGGGGAAGAATATATTGTAGTAAAGAATGAAGATGGAACTAACGAAATAAGGAAATGTAAATGATAGAATGTAAACTTGATGATGCAACACCGATAAAAGGCATGGACAACGCTACTGATGAAGAAGTAGGTGCATTTCTAAGAACTAAGAAAATGTTTGATGAAGCAGAGATTGCTAAAGATACAGGCATCTCAGATAGCATTATGAGGTTTTTTAGGTTTGACCGTTTTGCTGTAATGAACTCATCAAAAAGTCCGTTGATGCGTCAGTTAGGTAAAGTGTTGACTGAAGACCCTAACGCTACAGGTGGTACGGTTAGAGAAACTACAGCAACAGCTATTAAACATATTGAGTCTGGTAAATTTAGAACGCAATATTATCGTACATATATCCCATCATTTAAAGAATTTCTAAAAGAGCGTCAGCTAAACACAAAGCATTTGTATTCTCAAGCAACAAGAGAAGAGTTTAATGAGTTGATTGCTAAGTCTATTCGTAATGGTGGACAAGGCGTATCGCCCGCAGCAAACAAGGTAGCTAAAGTACAAGCACAAGTATACGAAGATGTACTAACACTGGCACAAAAAGTAGGTGTCAAAGGTGCAGAGGATATTAAGGCAAATAAAAATTATATAACTCGTACTTGGTCTAAGAAAAAAGTACACAGATTAATAGAAAAGTTTGACCGTAAATATCCTGGAAAAGGCAGAAAGAAGTTAGAAGAATTTATTGCACGGTCTATGAAACAAACTAAGGGTAGTGAAGAAGCAGCCGAAGCATTTGCTCAACGTACTAAATATTTATCTAAAATGTTACTACGCCATGTGATGGATAGTGAAGGTTCATTTGGTGTTAATCTTGACAGGATTCTAAAGTCAAAAGGTGAAGACCTTGCGTCATACCTAAGAACAAATACCGATATGTCGAATGATGACATTGGTATGTTGCTGTCATCTGTATTTAAAACAGACAGAGACAAAGCAGGACGTATTACACAGTTTAAAAGACGTATTGATTTAGATGAGACATATGCTGATGCAGAACTAAGAATTGATGACTTTCTAGAAAATGATTCAGAGTTGTTGTTTTTAAGTTATATCAACTCGCTAACTGGTCAGATTGCTTTGGCAAACAAAGGTTTTAAATCTAGAGCGGATTTTGATTCCGTTGTGAATCAGCTAAAACAAGAAACAGAAGCTGATATGTTAAAAGGAAATATGTCTCGTAAAGATAAACTTTTTAGAGACAGCGAAATGCGAGCATTACAAAGTGTTTATGACCATCTAACAGGCAAGCCACTAGAAGATAATGTTGGTGGTGCTTGGTCTACGTTTGGTCGTGTAGCTAGGAAATACAACTTTGCTAGGGTTATGAACCAAGTTGGTTTTGCTCAGTTAGCGGAGATTGGAAACTTAACATCTGCTATTGGTCTTAAACAAACTATCCGACATCTACCAGAACTTAGAAAAATGCTGAAGCGTCACAAAAACGGTGAAGTTGACGATGCGTTGGTCAATGAGTTTGAAGTGTTCTTTGGTGGTTTTGGTAACGAAAGAATGCTGAACCAAATCACAAATACAATGGATGACTTTGGCTCACGGGCAGGAACTGGTGTAGATAGTATGAGCCAGTTTGAACGTGGACTTGACCATCTTGGAAGATTCACTGCCGATATATCTGGTATGAATGGTGTTAACATGATTATGAAACGTCTGGCTATGAAAGGTATGTTGCAAAAATTTGCTGACGAAGCTTTTGATGGCAAGAGTGCATTAGGCAGCCGTAAAGTATTTAGTAAAGACATTGGTAAAATGTCAGAACAGAGATATGCTGACTTAGGTATATCTAATGATATGCGTGATAAAATTATGGAAAGCATACGCCAGTTCTCCGATACAACAAAAGGTTCTAGAGGCGGTAAGCTTACAAAACTAAACATTGAAAAATGGGATGATGATGTACGAGATGCTTTCTCTTTAGCTATGTCACGATGGGGCAGACGTACAATCCAAGAAAATGATATTGGTGAGACTATCTTTGCAGGTGGTTTTGCTGACACAACGACAGGTAAGATTGTGTTGCAGTTCAGAGGCTTTATGACAACGGCCTATGGTAAGCACCTCTTACACGGTCTAAGGTCAAATGACTTGCAAGCATACTCACAGTTTATGACATCGTCATTTATGGCAGGTATGGCTTGGTACGGACAGACGTATGTACAAAGTGTTGGAATGTCTAAAAAAGAACGTCAAAAATTCTTTGATAAAAAGTTTGGTAAGACGGATGAAGAGTTCTACCAGAACTGGGGTAAAGCTGCATTCCAAAGGTCTGCATGGGCTTCTGTCCTTCCTGCTACAATCGATACAGGTGCAGATTTCTTTATGGATGAACCAATCTTTAGTTATCGTTCAACAGGACTATCAAGTAACTTGTTAACTGGTAACCCAACAGCCCAATTATTGATGAATGCATATGAGGCCAGTAGAGGCACAGTGCAAGCAATGATATATGACGATGAGGATTACTCACAGAAAACTTACAACAAAACATTACAGCTTTTTGTACTTCAGAATATGCTTGGAATACAAAATGCGACTAAAGCTTTGGGGCAAGAATTTCTTCCCGAAAAGCCCTAATCACTTCCCTTATTAGAAAGAACTGGAGAATACTAAATGGCAAACAGCTTTGTACGATTTACGCAAACGGGCAGTACGACTACTTACCCGTTAGGGTTTGAATACCGTAGTCAAGCCGATATTTCAGTTACACTAAACGGAATCGCTACAACTGCTTTTACATACAATGCAGCAGGTACAGAAATTATATTTAACACTGCTCCTGCCGTTGGTACAGCCATTCAGATTACCCGTGCTACTAGCCAAACACAAAAGCTAGTTGACTATGCGGAAGGTTCAGTTCTTACCGAAGGTGATTTGGATACAGATTCACAACAAGCTTTCTTTATGTCTCAAGAGTCTATTGACAAAGCTAATGACGTTATTGGTGTTGATGCCAGTAACTTCCAATGGACTGCGGGCAACCTAAGAATTACAAACGTAGCTGACCCTGTTAATGCACAAGACGTTGCCACAAAGAATTACCTAGAAACAGTATGGTTATCACCATCTAATAAAGCAGATTTAATTACAGTCGCAGGTATAAATACAGAAATATCTAACGTATCTGGCAAGACTACAGAAATTACAACAGTATCAACTGACATTGCAAATGTTAATACTGTAGCTACAAACATTAATAACGTAAACACAGTAGCAACAGATATTGCTAAAGTTATTAAAGTAGCTGATGATTTAAACGAAGCTATTTCTGAAGTTGAGACAGTAGCTAATGACCTTAATGAAGCTACATCTGAAATTGACACAGTTGCTAACAGTATTGCTAATGTTGACCTTGTTGGTCAGAACGATGCTAACGTAACTAAAGTAGCCAATATTGATGCTAATGTAACTAAGGTTGCAAACATTGACGGTAACGTAACTAAGGTTGCAAACATTGATACAAATGTAACTAAGGTTGCTAACATTGATACTAACGTATCTTTAGTGGCAGCCATCGATAGTGATGTATCTACCGTAGCGGGTATTGATGGAAATGTAACTGCGGTTGCAAACAACCAAACTAATATCAATGCTGTAAACACCAACAGTACAAACATTAATGCAGTAGCAGGAAACGAAACAAACATTAATGCAGTAAATACTAATTCAACAAATATCAATACAGTCGCAGGTCTTAATACAGAAATTACTAATGTAGCTGCGAAGACTACCGAAATAACTAACGTATCAAACGATATTACCAATCTTAATACCGTAGCAACTAACTTAACTAATGTTAATTCATTCAGTCAAACGTACCTAGGTGCTTTTAGTTCTGCTCCTTCAGCAACAGGAACAGGTGCAGCTTTAGCAAATGGTATGCTATATTTTGATACGACAAGTGACATACTAAAAGTTTATGCTACAGCCTCTGGATGGCAAGCTGCGGGTAGTTCTGTAAACGGAACAAGTGATAGATTTCAATTTAATGTGACAAGTGTAGTAAACACATTGTCTGGCAATGATGCTAACGGAAGCAGTCTGACATATGATGCTAACTTTGTTGACGTATTTTTAAATGGTATTAAACAACGAAATGGCACAGACGTAACAGTCACTTCTGGAAACAGCTTAGTATTTGCAAGTAACTTAGCAATCGGAGATATTGTTGATGTCATTGCATACGGCACGTTCCAACTTGCTAACGTATCTATCAATGATTTAGTTGATACTCCTGCATCTGTAGGAACAGCGGGGCAAGCCCTTGTTGTTAACGGGGCAGGTAATGCATTGACTTATGCTAACGCAAGTTCTGCGGAAGTATACGGATTTAATTTAAGTGATACTAACAGTGACGGTATCTTGGATTCAATAATAGTCACTACAACTAATGGCGGAGTAGATAACATCAATTCTGCAACATATAGTGCTTTCGATGATGTGCTATATGCGGCCACTGGCTTCACATGGTCTTTAGATACCAATGGTCACTTAATAGCAACAGTCTAACAAGGAGAAAATAATGGCTACAATCGATTTGGGCAAAATTGCCCTAGTATGGAAGGGAACGTATGCAGCGGGAACTACCTACGAAAGCAAAGATGTTGTCCAATATACCGATAGTGGCGAAGTAAGTTCTTATATTTATGTCAACGCAAGCGGTGCATCTGGGCAAACACCATCAACAGGTGGAACAGTAAACACTACTTACTGGAATAAAATGGCAGGTGGAGCTGCGGGCATTTGGGCTTCTGGCCTTGCCCTAGGTTCAGCGGGTCAAGTTGTTAAAGTTAACTCTGGTGCAACCGCATTGGAATTTGCTAGTGACTCTGGTGGCCTTAAATCACAGCAAGTATTTACAGCGTCTGGCACATGGACAAAACCATCAGGCATTAACTTAGTTAAAGTTTATGTAACTGGTGCAGGTGGCGGTGGCGGCGGTACTGATAATGATGATATGGCTAATGGTGGTGGTGCAGGAGGTAC